ATCCTGTAGAAGATTTCATGAATGAATCAGAAATATATTTCTCAAAAATTGCAAATCAAAATTCAAAATATTCTGTTCCGGGCAGTTGTGTGTTGTTGACGCAATCAAATCAACCCACCAAACAATTAACATCATATCAGTTGCAAAAAATAACAGAACATGTTGAAAAATTTCACATAGATATTCAAATAAACAAACCTCCTGAATCTTTTGATTGGATAATAGGTGTGGAAAACGAACTTTTATATGATCAGGCGGCAAAAGGCAAAAAAGTAACATTAATTCCCACTGGTGTTGGTGAAAATTTATTTAAAAATATGTTTCCAGATGCTGAAATATTAAAAATATCGCAACACGCATAAATATATTTGAGGTAGGGGATCGTTCTCAAAAACTCCAAGGAGAAAAATGAGTGTATTCAGAGTTAAGCTAAACAATTCCCAGCAAGGTGTTTTAGACATCAATCCAATAACAAGACTTAAATTTGACACTTCGGTTCAGCGTACAGTTTATGTGACTGGACCAAAGAAAATTTATCGCAAATTATTTGACGGAGAAACATTCACAGATTGTAATTATTGGAAAAAGTTCGCATATCCTAATATTGCTCTTGATCAGGCTTTCATTGAAGTTATTACTGATGATGGCTCAATTTACAGTGAAATTGAAGAAGAAAACAATTATCCAAATGTTTACAATTTTTCTGTTAATGATGGCGATGCATTTGCCGACAATGTTGCTGATATTGTTGGTGATACTGGTTCGCCTGCAAATTTCGTACAGATTTCATCAGTAGATCCTTCTGGTGGTGACATTCGTGTTAAATTGAACGGCATGGCTGGCGCAATTTTTGATCTTAAAGCAGGTGATACTCAAGTTTTCAATTATGGAGACTTGGCAGTAACAAAACTTGAATTCGATAATTCAAGTGGCAACGATCAAACAGTTCAAGTTATTGTTTCAGTTAAAAGTGTTTGCCTAAGCTGATTTAATCATAAAATTACAAGTCCGCCGACTAAAAATCGGCGGCAAAAAAATATGAAAAGAAATTTTTTTGTAGCTTTTTCATTTTTAATTGCCTTAATCGGCATCACTTGTTTTGTATCAAAGCAAGAAGAAAAAACATTATCAAAAAAACAAGAAAAAATAATTGTAACACTGCCTTATGACATTTACAACAAAGAAAATAATTATGCATTTCTTTTCACAATGACAAATGAAGAAGGAAGAAAAGAAAGCATTGATATGATGCAAAGTGTTTTTAAAGATGGAAATCTTGGTTTTCAAGTTGAAGCATTCCACAACAAATCATCAAAAGAAATTTATGAAAAAATAACCAATATTTCTAAAAAAATTGACAATGATGGAACATTGCTGCTTTATTTTAACAGTCATGGTGGAGGCGAAGGAAAATATTTCAGCATGACAGCTGCTGGAGGCGATCTTAAATTTAGTAAAGTTTTAGAAAGTATTAAAAAAGGTAAAAAGGTAAAAAGATTAATTGTTCTGGTTGACACATGTCATGCGGAAGGAGCAATTAATGAAGGATTTGAAGGTGGCGCTAAACTTTTAAAAAATATAAAAACAGGTTTAGCAGAATTCCCAACAAAATGCAGCGAAAAACAAACACCATTTTTTGATTTTTTTGAAAAAGATGGTGAAATGAAATATGGAGAAGACGATAAGGCTTACGATCAACTTCTGGTAATATGTTCTGTTAATGCTGCAAATTTTTCTACCAGAACAGAATTTCCAATAAGATTTAAAAAAGCATATGCTTATGCCTTGGCAAATAAAAAAATCAGTAATGCACAATTTTTGAAGAAATTTGCTGATTTATTCAGTGATTTGCGTCAACAACCAATGTATAAAATAATTCCAGAATCTATGTTAGAAGAACCTCTTTTTGATTCTTTACCAGCCAAAGAAATACCCGTTGTTGATCAACATGGGGAAATTTTCAATAAAGATTATATTTTACTGCCCAACTAACTCTTTAAAAAAATGAGAATAGGGGCAATGTCACTCAAGGAATTCAACCAAAAAAGAAATAAAATATTATTTATTTCAGAATTTGGAGGTCTTGGCGATGTTATTATGCATCGCATGTTGTTTCACGAAGTTAAAAATTTAATTCCAGATATTGAAATACATTTTTCATGCAACCACAATTATATGCAAGCTGTTGCCGATCACACTTGTGTTCACAAAATATATTCACCTGAAACATATGATAAAAATGATTTTTTTGTTTCATACAAAACATGTGTTAAAACTCCAAACATTTATGAAACAAAACTTGGAAAAAACTGCAAAGAATTTAGAGCAGACATTTGGTCACACATGTGTGGTTTTGAATTAAAAGATCACGACATGAAATTTAATTTATGTGCAAAAAAAAATATAATTTATAAAAATAAAATCGAAAAAATTATAGAAAAACCCAACAGGCCAATAGTCATATTGGCTGCAAAATCTGCTGTGTCAACCAAATCTTTGTTGCCAAATCAAATCAAAATAATTATCGATTATTTGTCTGACTGTAATGTTATTGTGATAGACAAAAAAGAAAATAATGATTTTAAAAAACTTGGAATAAAAGGGATATATCAAACTTCTTTGGAAGACTGGATTTATTACACATCTTTAGCTGATTATGTCGTTTCTGTTGACACTTCTACATTTCATTTGGCTGGTGGTTTAAAAAAACCTTTGTTGGGAATATTTACTTTTGCAAACGGCAAAACATATGGGAAATACTATGATTTTGTGCTGGTGCAAAAACATTTTGAAAATGGTGATTGGGATTGTGGCCCATGTTATGACTATAATTCTTGCTGCAAAACAAAAAAAGAAATAAAACCTTGCCTGACTGAAATAAGCAAAGAAATGCTTGAAACAGGATTAAGAAAAATGTTTTCTCGTTGGCCTTGGAAACCTAAATTTTCTTTAGATGTTTTATCTGACAACACATAACTATAGTAAATAGTAGCACTTATCGGAGGAAATTTGGCAAACCTTTTAAAGCCAAATACAGTAAAAGTTGTCACACAGGATGGTGAAGTTCAAGTGACCATATCACTTGAGCTAACTATAAATTTGAATAGTGATAACCTGAAAATATCTGGATCACCAATTCAAGCTGATAACAATGTTATCAAAAATAAACAAGAAAAAGAACCAATGTGGGAAATACCTGATTTTTTCACAGGCCCCAAAGTTGATTTTGGAAAACGGGAATAAATTACACCAGCAATATATCGCTGGTCACACTTAAAAGGAGAAATAAAATGGGAAGAATCGGTTTTGATTGTGGCACATATAATTTAGTTTGCTGTCAGCGTGACACTGAAGGAAATTTTGTTTATCGTCGTGAGATAAATGCTTTTCTTGAAATGCCTTTAGAAAACAGATTTGTGTTTGATATGATGAAAAGGTCTGGTGTGCCTTTGATAGAACGTGGCAAAACCGCTTATGCTTTGGGCGAAGCGGCAGTTAACATGACATACACAATGAGCGCATTAGAATTAAAGCGACCAATGATTTATGGATGCGTTAATCCAAAAGAAAAAGATGCATTTCAAATCATGTCAATCATGATGCATAATTTAATCGAAGGCGTCAAAAAAGATGGTGAAACACTTTATTATTGCGTTCCAGCAAATGCAATAAATCAAGAAACAGATGCCAATTATCACCAAAGAATTCTGGCAGCAATTTTCAAAGCCTATAAGAATGAGACAGGCTACACTGTAGATGCTCACCCAATCAATGAAGCACTAGCTTTGGTTTACGCAGAATTAGGCAAGAAAGCTTTTACGGGAATTGGAATATCTTGCGGAGCCGGAATGGTAAACATTTGCTATGCAATGTACGGCAATCCTGTTTTTAGCTTCGCAATTGTTAATTCAGGAGACTGGATTGATCGCCAAGCCGCCAAGGCTACAGGCGAAAGCATTTCTTTCATCAACAAAGAAAAAACAAAAATAGATCTTATGAAACAGCCCACCAATCTTATCGAGCGTGCTATTCAAGCGCAATATAGAATTATGATTGAACACACTGTTGCAGAAATTAAAAGAGGATTTTCAGATATCAGCAAAACTGTTAGAACAGACGCTCCAGTTGATGTTGTTATCGCAGGAGGAACAAGTTCACCAAACGGATTTACAGAAATATTTAAGGAAGTTGTGAACGCAACAGAATTGCCGATTAAAATGGGAGAAATAATTAAACCATCTGATCCGTTATTTTCTGTTAGCAGAGGATGTTTAATTGCAGCAGAGTCAGCAAGTTAACTGACAGGAAATTAAAATGTCTAAACCGCTAAAAGTTTTAAACGGCTGATATTTGATTTGTATAGAATATAAGCGAATAATTGAAAGGTAAAGAATGAAGGTCAATCAGAAAAGCGTCAGTGATTTAGGTGCAGCGGCCTATATCCTTATGCATGATTTGAAAGTTATTGGAAGAAAAGGGAAAGAAATTTATTTTCTTGTTGGGCCAAAATACACGCCATCACAATTTGATCAGTTAACATTAGACTATTTGTCTAGTGAATTTCATCGATTTGATGCGTGTATTATGAGTTTGAAAAAAATTGGTGAATATCCATTTGATTCAAAACAAAATTTCAGATTTGTCACTGATCTTGGTGCCGCTGCATATATTTTAATGCATAAATATAAAGTAATTGGCAAGCGTGGCAAAGCAATTTATTTTGAAGTAGATGATGTTGCCACAGATAAATTTGACGAAATAGCTCTAGAGTATATTTCCAGTGATTTTCACAGATTTGATTCTTGCCTTATGTCTTTAAAGAAAATAGGCGAATATATTAGCGAACAATCTTGACATTTAGACTATATAATTTTAGGAGAATTTTATATGTCTAAGCTGAGAAGTTTTAACAAAAAATTAATCAAAGAAGATGTTGCACCAAACTCTGACATTATTAACGCAATTAACAAAGCTGTTGATCTATGGGTCAATGATTTAAAAAGAGAATTAATCTCTGGATCTTCTTCTCAGCGCAGTTTGTGGGATAGATTTAAAAATACTCTTGCTAATCTTTGGCATGGAAGAGAAAACGAAAAAAATCCTTATGTGTGGACAAATAAACTGGGAGGATTGGGTCAAACAGTCGAATCAATCCGTCACTATAAATTTTCTCTTAATGAATATAAATATTTTCAAGAAATTTGTGAAAATTTAGAACAAACAATTAACGAAGAAGATTTACCTGCCAATATTTCAAAACTAAGGATTATGAACATAATCGATAAACAAGCTAATAATTTAAAAAATAAACTGGCAGATATCTTTAAAATCGGCATAGAAAGCGGTAAGTTTAAAATTGATCAAATGCCGCAACCATCACCAGAAGCAACTCCTCAAAAACCCACAGGATCACCACAAAAACCAACAGGATCACCAGAAGCAACTCCACAAAAACCCACAGGATCACCACAAAAACCAACAGGATCACCAGAAGCAACTCCACAAAAGCCAACAGGATCACCACAAAAACCAACAGAATCACCAGAACAGCAAAGATTAAAAGGACCACCAGAACAAAAACCAACAGGATCACCAGAACAGCAAAGATTAAAAGGATCACCAGAACAGCAAAGATTAAAAGGATCACCAGAACAAAAACCAGATACAGACGAAGATGAATTTAGTCACAATAATCCGCCAACAGTCGATAAAAAATGGACTGATCTTGAAAAAGATGAAAAAGATGCGTGGAATACTTATAGTGGAGGAGTAACTGAAAGAAGTTTGCGTGCTGGACACCCTATGCAATTGCCAAGAATAATCAGGCTTGGAGATCCTCGCAGAAGTATTTTGAAAACACCTTTGGCAAATCAAATTGTTTCTACATTTGATGATCTTCTCAGAAAAGGTCGTGTGGAAACAATTGAAAATCCAATTAAATCAAGAAAAGAACTTATAGAAAGAATTGCACAAGCTTTTGGAGAACGCCGGAGAACCGTCTCAGAAGAAATACCAGAAATTCCACAAAAGCCAACTGGTGAAAAAACATCACCAGAAACTCCACAAAAGCCAACAGAATCACCAGAACAAAAAAGATCAACAGGATCACCAGAAACAACTCCACAAAAATCAACTGGTGAAAAAACATCACCAGAAGCTCCACAAAAGCCAACAGCATCACCAGAACAAAAATTAACAGCGCCGGGACGTTCGGGACTAAAAGGATCACCAGCACAAAAACCAGACGATCCAAATGCGGAAACAGAAGAACAAAGAAAAGAACGTGAAAAGAAGGATGCGGAGCGTGAAAAGAAGAGTGCGGAGTACGACGCCAAGGAAGTTAATTCATATTTAAAACATCTTTTAAGTTTAATTAAAGAATTTGAAGATAAAGAAGCATATAGCAAATTATTTGAATATTATAATGAAATATCAAAACAATTAAAAGATATTCTTGCAAACAAAAATAGAAATATAAGTGATGAGCAACGGGAAACAAGGTATTTACATAAGATTTTTACTACCATTCAGGGTTTACTTCAGGAAGAAATAAGTAAAATTACCGACCCAAAACGTCGAGAAGAAGCAGAACAACTTTGGACAGAAATAGATATGAAGGGTGGTAGTAATCATAGCAGAGAACGATACAATATATTCCACGATGGCAATTATTATCATCGGGATAATACATACCATGGAAAATCTATAATAATTGATTATCATAATTTTGTTTCACATATTTTGTACAACACTCCTTATGAGATTGGTCAGTTGAACATAAGCGATAAGGATCGTGATATCGATGACCAGTTATTTGACCCACGCAAACAAGATGGAAAAAATAAAAAATAATATTTATTTTTTATTAAGCATAGTTTTTTGGCTTGTTTCATTTGATTGTTTTTGTAATAAAGCAAGAAGTTCTGGGTCAATATATGGAGATGCATTTGGATTGACCCAGAACTTCTTGCTTT